TCAGCTTCTCCGAAGAGTACGCTTTGGTTGAGCTTTCGAACGGCGCGACTCATTGCGCGACCACGTTCCTCGTCTACCTTGTCTTGAATATCTTCGTAACGCTGATTTGCACCTGTCTTAGTAACAAGTACCTTTTCCTGAACGATCTGCGAGTAGTTAACGCGCTTCAAGTTCTCTTCAAGGAGACCGTCTTGATCGACAGTTCCTTCTACGTTAGCGTTACCCACAATGAAAATTGGGGTTGTTGTAACGTGTGCAACTCCTACTGTTGAACCATGTCCACGTGCGAAAACGTCAACAGTGCTGGCTCCGCGGTTGATTGCGGAAACAACTACTTGTTCTGCTTCGACTAAGAGGACGTCACCAATCTGAACAATGTCCTTAAGGGCAGTGTCGATTGGTAGGGCTGCGGTTGTTACACCGTCAGTCCAACCTACAGCTCCTACTTCACCTGAAAGGTCGTAGTAAGCTGCATCGTACCAAACCATCTCTGTAGATGTGAGTGGTCGCATCTCTGGGATCAAGTCCCAAGTCGTGCTGTTTCGTGGTTCAACGAGAGCCGCCAATCCAACTACGTCGTCACTCAAAAATGGTGAGTCGTATGTTGCATATGTTCCAAATACATTGGCCATACAATCGTTTGTTTAATTTATTATTCTTTCTCCTTTTTCATCACTGCTAATTCACGGCTGAGGGTTCTCATGCGAGCTGTATCAATAGGCGAAAATCTATCACCAGTTCGTTTGCGTTCCATCAAATCATCGAATTCCTTTTGAGCGGAAGCCTGTTTGTCTGCTGGCGGATCGTTTTGGTTTCCGGGTTGACCAGGTGTCCCCCCTTTCTTCCCGTCAGAACCGGTCAGAACAGTTCGGTTTCCAGCAATATATTCGAGCTGGGCTTGAGCGGAATATCCTGTTGGGATCAACGAACGTCGATCTTCAGGAATAGCTTCAAGTTCCTTCTCTAACATTGCCTTGAAAGTCTCTTCGTTTTTTTGATTCACTTCTTTCAAAGTGCCAAGTTCCGTCACGGCTTTATCTCGTTCTCCCTTGTATTGTTCAGAGAGTTCTTGATGCTTGCCTTGAGCAACCTTGTCTGCCTCATCGCGTTCAGCAAGTAATCGTTCGGCTTCCGCCGCACGGTCTTCAGCTTCCTTCGTCGCCTTGTACTGCTTCTTGAATTTCCATTCAGGAATAGTACCGCCGCCTTTATCTTCCCCATCTTCCCCGTCTCCGGGTTCCTTTGGGTCTTCTGCGGGTGGCTTAGGGTCGTTCTCAGGAGCCTTAGGTTCCGGATCTTTCTCCGGTGTCTTTTCTGGGTCTGACATAAAATGCAAAGGTTAATTGTAGTGTGGCCTCTCACACGAAGGGATTTGGGAAGCACCCTCTTGCTCAAACCGATTGCTTAGGTCGGCATGTTGACGAAAAAACATCGTTCACAAACATTATAGCAACTTTTTGCTAACCGGTGAACTGCAAATCAGGACGTGGGATTTGAATGTGCCGACAATTGGGATGATATTTCGGAAAATCCTCAGGTGTTGGCTTTGGATAAAGCTTGCCTGTATTATCGTAAATCTTTCCTTGTTGGTTGGCACAAAGCTCGTCTTCTGCACCTCCTGGATGGGTTGAAACCTGCCAAACAGTGATGCCTAAACTGGCCATTCTCGATGTTGTCGCATCGTTTGCTGAATCAATAATCATTGAACGCGTGATGGTGCGAGCGTAATTCTTCAAACCAATTCTTCGTCCCCGACTGTCAATAAATGCAGTAATTCCGTCCTTTACGAAGATTTGTTCGCGTAAAGAGCGTGCAATTGTCTCTACAGCTTCCCCTTGACCAACGCCCAAGGCAATACGATCCCGTATCTGCCGTCGTAGGCCGGACTGTAGAGCTGAACTGGTCGTTGCTCTGACCGCTCGTAGATTTGTTGCGATATCGTCAAAAGACGACTGCATGATGGCCTTCACCTGTGTAACCTCCCCTGTGGATAAGTCTGCGAATGTTAGCGGCGTAATCTCGCTCAAACCACGGGCAATACGTTCAGTTTCCGACACACCCAATAAATAACCGGTTAGGATTGTGTCCTGCAAAGGTTTCTGTACGACACTCAAAGTCCCGTTGATGACCGCCTGAATTCGTGCCAATAGAGCTGCGATCGCTGCCGCTGTCAGTGGTTTGGAAATTGTACTTTCAATGTCTGCGTTGATCTGTACTTCGGCCTGCTCAAAAAGAGGCAACACATTTTCTTGTGATGCCTCGTCTAACTTTCTAAGTTCGTCTCGAAGATTAAACGCCATATGCTAAACGGACAATAACGATCATGGAAAACACCATTACGAGAAGCGCACTGTAACCAATCCCCAGCAACGAAAGTAGGCGCAACACAGAACGCGTAGGGAAGATCTCAGACGTGATCATGCTCTCCACTTCGTCTACGATTTCTTGCTTCTGTATAAATGAGTTCGGCGTCTGTTGCTTGTATGCCATAAATTTAACTTACGATTGGTAGGAATGGTTCGATGGCTGGTTCTTCTTGTCTGATTCGTTCCAGCTCTTGATCAGCCTGCTCGTCGGTAAGGTCATCCAGTGTGCTGATGGCTGTACGTTTTGAAACGAGACCAGCGGTTGAACGCTCTACCATTTGAAGGGTAAGAGCAACCATGTCAACCGGTAGAACGTCATCCCAAACGATGCGGATTTCGTTTTCTGTCTCTACGCCGGCAATGGACAGCGCGAAGGTGAGCGCCTCCTGCAATACGCTTTCGAAAGCCAATCGCTTACGAGCCACCTTCCGTAATGAAGGGAACAGGCGAAGGCGCATTGCCTCTACCTTATCGTTACCGCTTGAACTTTCTGGACGTACCATTTCGGGCGGAACCTTCGCGATGCCCAAGGCCTGTTGAATCTCCATGTCAATAAATTTGAAGCATTCCTCGATCAGCGGGTTGCTGTTCGTGATGTATGCAGGCATGTGATCTTCCTTCGCAACCTCAATTAAATCAATGTCTTTTACCTTGATCTTGTCTTTCTTTCCATCAGGCAAGGTGCTCGGTGGCACAGCCATTCGTGCGTTCATGTGCTTGATGAGCTGGATGCTGATGTGAGTGACTCGGTTGTTCACTTCTTCCAGTTGCGGTTCGATGTCCTTGTAATCACTCTTTCCAAACGGATCACCGGCTCGACGTGTGTTATCGATCTGCCAAACTGGGATTCGGGTTGTACCTTCAATCGTCAATGGCTCTTCTGTAAGTTCAGGGAAGTATTGTGAATACTTTACTGGGTCTACTTCTTCACCTTGCGTTGAGTCGCTATTCAAGAAACGTAATTCAAATCGAAGAGTAATCTTCTCACCGTCTTTTTCGTAAATCGTTTTGTAAATCAAACCACGCTTCTGCTCTCCACGTGGGTCTTTGATGAAGCTCGCGAGAGTGACGCGTGAGGGTTGTGTAGTATCTCTAAAATCGTATTCAGGATAGTAACTATCCGTCTGAACCAATTCGATAATCGGCTTGGTTGGATCATTGACATCCGAACGTACACGCAAAACTCCGTAACCAAAAGTCGATTGATCGAGTGACTCTTGATAGAGAGTATCGTTTAATTTATTACCTCTCACAATTTTGGAGAGAGCTTCTGACTCTTTCTCTCCCTCAATAAAAAACATGGCTCCTTGACCCATGATCAAATCTGCAAAATACTCTGTGATCAGAGCGGGTAAGTTGGCTGCGATGTAGAGTTTTCTTTCTTTCCGAGTGTCATCAACAAAATAATCTTTGATCCCGAAAACTTTATAATGTCTCCCGTCATAAAGCCGGAGATTCCTCTGGTTGGTTTCCAGCCGTACGCGTTGTTGCTTGTTTGGGAATTTGTTATCCAAATGTGGCATAGGATTTAGTCAATGGTATTGCTTGTATTTTACACCTTTTAGGCTCTCATGTGAATTTTAGATCGCTTCTTCGGCATCAAGAAGTCTTCAATTGCGTACGTCGCAACGTCCATACAATCGTCGTGCGCTTCCTTTCCGAAATACACAACCTGACTGTAAACCTTCTCCATCCAAGGACAATCTTTATTCAAAACTACGTGTCCGCGCTCCCAGTGTACCGAAGTACCGACTAAACGGCTATGCTTATCGCTAAGCGGTCGTACACGAACAACGCTGATATTTCTGTGTTCACGCTCAATTTGTTGACAAAGGTACTCGTTCGCAGCGATGGCCTCAACGCGCGGTCTGTACGTCTCACCCTTGTAATAATCGGCGTAATAGGCTACTCGCTTGACGATCTCCGACATCGTGTATCGCCCCGAGCAACCGTCCAATAAGTAAAGTATTTTCTTTTCCGGGTCGTAACCGGCAATTAAAATGGCTGTTTCGTCATTCTCTTTTTTCAAACCTGAGGCCGAGTCAACAAACATGCGGAGCGTAAGCCTGTC